AACGTCTACGAGGGTTGGGTCGGGGCTTCAAATAAAGTGAACCGTGGGGCTACAGAAAACCGCCTCTGCGTCTACCGCATTGAACGTAACGAGGATGGTAGCAACCCTGAGATATTCGTGGAGGAGGCGTGATGACTGACGGAAACACGCACCTAGACGAGAGAGAAGACTGGGACGCACTGCAAGAGGTCACAACAGAGCTTGAGCAGGCAGAGGCACGTATCGAGGAGCTGGAGAAAGAGCTGGCAGGGGCAAGGGCAGATTGGTTTCAGATGGTCTTCCGTGCAATAGACCTAAAGAAAGAAGTTTCCACCACCCTCGCAGAACTGAAAGGACAAGACGATGGGTGACTACAATGCAACCCGCAGAGTGGCTACTAAGATCACTGACCACTTTAGCCGTATGTTGCGTGACCTAGAAGATGACTTTGAAGAAGAGTGCGACTTACACGTAATACAAACACGCAAAGGACGGAGAACAACTATGGATGACGTTTGCCCCTCATGCAGAGAGCCTCTGGATTTTCCATCAGGAGATGGTTGTGCGGCCATGATTAAGCATACGGACGGAACCTTTAATAAGGAAGACCTCTTGCTAAACCTTACACTCGACACTGACGAGCTAGGTATCTGGCTAGTTGATGAAACACCAGAAGGACCACAACAGATGGGCCACATCTCTTGGAGAGAAATCACCCGTGGTGTGCAACAGGCTTTGCTACAGGAGAACTTCCTGATTGCACTAGCTGAAATGGACAAGGAGATGATTGATGCTGAGTGAGATACTAAAACACCTTGACGGACATGATGCACTGTATGACTTCGCAGATGCTATCGTGCAGGTACGCCTCAAGATGACACGAGAGATGTACCGAGAAGAACTGCAAAGATTGGATAACATGGGGTCGTTATCAAATGTTCAGCAGGAAGACTTTAATATCCTGACAGGTGACGTTGAAGCACTGACCCGTGTGCTAAACTTCTATGGATTTGATGAGGAGAATGAAGATGACTGACGAAGTAGGGCACATGAAGGTGACAAACCTAACTGAACACGAGGACGGTAGTGCTACGGTAGAGTTCGACATGGATGACACCACAGCAGCACTGGCACAGGAGCTAGGGTTGAAGCTACTGATCTACTGTGGGGTCACAGGTACTAACTTAGACTATGTATTCAACAGCATCCTAGGGAGGGAATTAGACAATGAGTAAACCTTATCTAATCGACGGTGATCCCTTCGCCTACCGTGCAGCCTTCTCAGCCCAAGGGGAAGACCTAGAGGAGGCCATTGACAAGGTTGACGACTTCCTTGAGCAGGCCCTTCACGAGGTGTCATGGGACTGGACAGATGATGACCACCAAGTCTTCCTGACAGGCAAGGAGAACTTTCGGTATGACGTTGCAGTCACCTACCCCTACAAGGGTAACCGAAAGAATGCTGAGAGACCTGAGCACCTAGAGGACGTAAGGCAACACATGATTGACAACTGGTCAGCCATTGTGTCAGACGGTGAGGAAGCTGATGACCTCCTAGGTATCTGGTCCACTGAGTATGGTCCTAATGCCATTGTCATTTCGATAGACAAGGACATGCTTCAGCTACCCTGTCATCACTTCAACCCTGTCACCAAGGTACACAAAACTGTAAGAGACTTCGAAGGTTTGAAGTTCTTCTACACTCAGCTACTCACGGGTGACACAGTGGACAACATCAAGGGTTGCAAAGGTATCGGCCCAGTGAAAGCCAAGGCAATACTTTCTGACTGTAAGACTGAGAAAGAGCTTTACAATACTTGTCTCTTGACGTATGATAACGACCTTGATTGGCTTATGGAGAACGCTAGGCTGCTCTGGCTTAGACGCAGTGTAGGTCAGATGTGGGAGCCACCAGAATGAGAACCAGATCAGGACTTGAGGCACGTACGGTAACATACCTGAAGAAGCTTAAGGTTGACTTCGAGTATGAGAAGCTTAAGATACCTTGGCGTGACAACAGGAACAAGACTTACACTCCTGACTTTAAGTTACCCAACGGCATCATCATTGAGACTAAGGGAAGGTTCACAGCTGCCGATAGGTTCAAACATCTGTCAGTTAAGGAGCAGCACCCTGAGTATGACATACGCTTTGTGTTCTCAAACCCACAAGCCAAGTTATCTAAAGGGGCCAAGTCAACTTACGCCCAGTGGTGTGACAAGCATGGCTTTCTCTACGCTAAAGAAACCATACCTATTGAGTGGATAAAAGAAAAGGGAAGTAAACGATGATTGTTACCGAAGTACTAGCTGGTCCATACGAACTAAAGGGGCGTGATGATCTTCTTATGTTGTGCCTCTGCTTTGATGAGAGTGATGATGAGTACGTCATTGAGATGTACGTGGACAACCAAGATGATGTAGTCACTTTGGTAGAAGCTATTATCTCCTCTGAGTATGGCATCAATCTTTCCTCTGTAGATGCACAGTTTATCAACTAGAGGATGGAAGAATGTTTGACCTAGAGAGTCGCATCGCAGCACTGGTAGAGAACCTAGGGTTAGCTTACGTGCTTGAGCAGATTGATCTGTCAGAAGAAACGGTTGTCAGAATGTTGGTTGACGAAGGCTACCTTGACCTTGAGGACTTCTTTAACACTGACGCAGAAATGGAATACTGGAAGGAACGTGACGAATGATTACAGGAGGTACACTAGATGAGATGGGTTACTATGACGCATCCTACGAGCTAGAGCAGAGGAACTTTGATCCCTACACCACATACTCTAGCTGGGTTGAAGGGAAGATTATGACAGAAGGGGGTGACCGTGTATTTGAGAACACCCTTGGACTTGTAGGTGAAGCTGGTGAAGTAGCTGAGAAGATCAAGAAGCTCATACGAGACGACACTCGTTTCAATGACAAAGACATTCTCCAAGAACTAGGTGACGTACTCTTCTACACAGTAGCCTTGGCTAACTACTATAACGGCAACTTGAAGATGCTCATCAATATGAACGTAGAAAAACTAGATGGGCGACAAGCCCGTGGAACACTTAAAGGATCAGGCGATGACAGATAACTACCTCCCAACAGACTACCAGACATTCATTGCGACCTCACGTTATGCCCGTTGGCTAGACGATGAGGGTCGTCGGGAGACATGGGGTGAGACTGTAGACCGTTACGTTGATAACATCCTGAAGCCTAAGGCTGGTGATGACAGCTACACACAGTCCATTCGTGATGCTATCCTTAACCTTGAGGTCATGCCCTCTATGCGGGCCTTGATGACAGCTGGTCCAGCCTTGGAGCGTGACAACACAGCAGGGTACAACTGTTCGTACCTTCCAGTGGATGACCCCAAGTCCTTCGATGAAGCCATGTTCATCCTGTTGTGTGGTACAGGTGTAGGCTTCTCAGTCGAACGTCAGTTTGTGTCAAAGCTTCCAGAAGTACCTGAGCTTTTCGAGAGTGACACAACCATTGTCGTTAAGGACAGCAAGGAAGGTTGGGCCAAGGCCCTGCGTCAGGTTATCGCTCTGCTTTACAGCGGGGAGATTCCTAAGTGGGACGTAAGCCGTGTACGCCCAGCTGGTGCTAAGCTTAAGACATTCGGTGGTCGTGCCTCAGGCCCAGCACCACTGGTTGACCTGTTTAACTTTGTCATCCGTACCTTCAAGGAAGCACAAGGTCGTAAGCTTAGCTCACTTGAGTGTCACGATGTTATGTGTAAGATTGGTGAAGTAGTAGTTGTTGGTGGTGTACGTAGGTCAGCTATGATCTCTCTGTCAAACCTGAGTGATGACCGTATGCGTCATGCTAAGTCAGGTTCATGGTGGGAGAATGATCCACAACGTGCCTTGGCTAACAACTCTGTAAGCTACACTGAGAAACCTGACAGCATGTCCTTCATGCGTGAGTGGATGGCACTCGTTGAGTCAGGCTCAGGTGAACGTGGTGTCTTTAACCGTCAGGCATCTAAGAAGCAGGCAGCTAAGAACGGTCGTCGTGATGACAACTATGAGTTTGGCACTAACCCATGCTCAGAGATTATCCTTCGGCCATACCAGTTCTGTAACCTTACTGAGGTTGTCGTACGTGCAACAGACACAGTTGACACACTTGAGCGTAAGGTTAAACTTGCGACTATCCTTGGTACTATCCAGTCAAGCTTTACGAAGTTC